AGGTTTTGACAAGTCTCTCTCAATCTCACCAAGCAACAACTTATCATTCTTTCTTGAAGATCCTAATATCTTAGGAAGTTGAATATAGTTTGTTCCTGTAAGAAGTAATGTATTAAATCCCCATGTGAAGTTACCAACCTTCTCTGAGTAATCATTTATTTCATCTAGAGCTGCTCCTGTAGGAGCTTCTCCATATGTAGCTTTATATTCTTCAATTGCTTTTTGTCTAAAGTCATTCATGTTTTGAAGAGCCTCTAAGGAAGCTTCTCCGAATGTACCCATTGCTGAGGTGAGTATTCTATCAGAAGACTTTAGAATAGAAGATGCTGGTCCTTGTAGAAACTTCTTACCTAAAGAAGTGAGTGTGTTTTGCATTGCAGCATACTGCTGAATACGAGGAACAGCAGTCATTGCTTTTTCAGTTTCAGTTACAAGCTCTAGTGCTTTTCCAGATTTTACAAGTTGATTTGTTAATCCTATTGTTTTAAATAAACTACTCCAAGCAACACCACCTGCAAGAGCTCCTGCAGAATATCCTATATTTTTAAGAACTTTATCAGCCCAAAAGTTAGCAGTGAATAAGTTATCAGGACTCCACCAATCTGCATTTTTTTCCTTAGCAGTGTAATAGTTTGGCAAAGCATCTTCTAAATACTTTGACATTTCATCCATAGATTGAGTCACCTCATTGTTATACAAAGAAGAAAACTTTCCATCATATGCTGCTTTACCTATTCCATAAACCAAACCTGCTGTACCTGATACAAATGAACCAGTGGCAGTACCTGCCATTTTACCAATAGCATTTACCCATTTAGCACCAGAAGATTGTTGTTGAGCAGCCATCTCTTCTGTATCTGTTCCAGGAAGAGCTGATTCATATCTATCACCAGTGTAAAATGAATTAATAGAAATAGAAGGTCTACCTACAGGTTTTTGTCCTATAGAATTATAGATGTCACTAACAGAAGAACTTGCTGGTACACCGTTACCACCATTGAAACTTCCAGTCTGTTGTACAGGAAATCCTTCAATAGTTCCACCTAAATTAACAACTTTCTCTTCAGGCATTATTTCTCATTTAATATTGCAGTAATTAAATTTGGAGGCGTTGCTAGTAATTTATTTACTGTTTCTGCAACATCTTCTGTAGGATCAAGCACTCTGATTTTTGGTTCAGATCTTCCATCATTTACATAAATAATTCCATAATTCAAACCACCAACTTCTTGAATGTTAGCTTTTACATCATATGGCATTCCTTTAAGTTGTCTTAAGTTTGATTTTTCAAACAAAACATCACCTTCTAAATATGTACTTGTTCTCCTAGGATCACTAAACGATGTGCTCCTAATTGGGTTTGAATTAATTCTACTTCTAATGTTTCTTATCTGAGGAGACTCATACAGTTTGTTTGAATCTACACCAAAAGCATTGGCTTCTTCTGATGTAATAGACATTCCAGAAACCCTCTTACCAGCAGAGTTATAAAATACAATCTCAGGAAACACCTCACCAGTTGCATCATTTCTTGTTGTCTTAAGCTCAAATGGCTTAAAGTTATTCTTATCAGCAAGAACTGTATTTATAGCTTCTCCATCAAAATCAGGAGAAAGATTTTGTTTGTTCGTTGCATAGTTTCCTGCAGTGGTTCCAACAAAATTAATTGTATTTCTATCTGTTTCACCATCTCCTGTCAGGAGTTGCATTCTTAAATTTGGAGACACAGAAAATCCAGAAGCTTTGATTGCAGTTGATTTAGCTTGTACAGCTTTCATCAAAACATCATCATCCAAAGACTTATAAGCTTTGTTAAGTTGTGTAACCAAACCTTGATCTCCTGAAATTGAATCTCCAAACATCATCCTACCAACACCTTTTATACCTCTAAACAAAGTGGTTGCAGGCGGTAGTCCTTCTGCAACAATTGCTCTCTCGAGAGCATAATTGAGAAGAAATCCTTTTCCTGATTGATTAAGTTTAGCTTCTGCCACTTTAGCTTGGTTTCTTAGTTCTGGACTATTCAGAAATCCAAAAGAGCTTTGATTTCCTTTTGCATAAAGTGCAGCATTAAACAAATCTTCTCCAGTGACTGTAACAGGTCTACCATTAATTGTAATTGTTGTAGCTTGTAAACCTTTACCCATTCCTTTAGAATCAAGAATTTCTAGAACCCCTTTGTCAAGCTTTGATTCAATTTGTTTCTTGGTATTACTAAGATTTATAAAATCATTTTTTGCAGAACTAAAGCTATTGTATGTATTTTGTAACATTGGATCTTTCTGCAATTGTGATGGGGACATTTGGTTTATTTTTTCAATAGACTTTTGTACCCACCTAGATCTGAATTGATCTGCATCCTCATTGTTTAATTTGGCTGCATTTCCAATTAGAGCATTCATTGCCTGTTCTTTTGTCATTCCACCGTTAATCAATTTATTTAACTTATCTTGATTTGCTGGAGTGTTTAGAGCAGTTGAGAAAACTAATTCATTTGCAGAACCATCATATCTATCAGCAGCATTTGTGTAAGACTGTTCAAATTGAGCAATGTATACACTAGGATCTGAAGTTTGAAAATCTTGTATTGTATTAAGTTCACCAACTCCAACCTTCTTTTGTTTTGTTTGAAGATCAAGTATTTTATATTCCCTATCCCACCTTTCTTTATCATAATTGAAATTCATTGTTTCTCTAAACCTTGCAGAAACGTTTGCTTCTTTCATAAGGTCAAAGTTGGCTTTCCATCCAGGATTATCAAGAGTTTGAGTTTTTGTTTTGACATCACCAAACATTGTAGTGTATCTAGCAGAAACATCATCCTTGTACATAACCCCTCTAATAGCATCTGGATTCTCTAACGCCAAACTTTTATACTGATCATACTTATTTGTAACATTTTCTATCTGTAAGTTGATCTGATCCATCTTATCTTGGACATCTTTACCTGTGTTCTTCTCTAGCGTGAGGTCAGCAAGTTTATCATTCAATCCCTCTAATAGAGATTGTTTTTGCAACTCTGCTCTTTGAGAAAGCTGTTCTGGAGAAAACCCTTTGTAATTGTATTCTCCAGTTATATTGAGTTGTTGATTAACTCTACCATCTGAAAAGATTTGATCTATTGTTTGTTTAACTTTTTCAGGAAACCTTCCTTCTTTTTCTAATCTAACCATTACAGGAGAGTAGATAGGGTTTCCTGTACGGTCAGTTTTTACAGATCCGTCTGCGTTTGTAACATACACTTGATCATATGAATATCCGTCAGGCTTCACAGCATCAAATGTTTCTCTTGCAAACTTATCCACATCAAAATAAGGAGTGTATTGAGCACTAAACTTCTGACCAACCTTTTTATTATTTAACCATGCAAATGCTTGTTTATCAAACTTATCTAGATTTGCTGGATTTGATTTCCCTTCATCAATATCTTTTTGAATTTTTTCTCTTTGCTTTTTGTACCACGCAGTGGAAGAAACAGCATTCTGAACATTAGGATCTTTAACAATCTGTGTAGCCATTCCTCCTACAGAGTTGACTAATTGGAAGTTTGAGAAGTCTCCAGCAGCTACAGTTTTCAACTTACCTCCTAAATCATTAAGCCTTGATTGAAGATATTGTTTATCAGCATCATTTGCCACATCCATTCCAGCTATACTGTCTATGTAAGTTTGGATTTTCTGAACTCCCTCATCATACTTCTGCTGTTTGTACATACCCACCTTCACCATAGCATCTACGGGAAGTTGGGAAACATAAGGGTTAAATTGTGATATTGCGTCTGTAAATGAAGCCATGTCTGATTAAGTTAGCAAATGTAATTTAAAAAGTAATACCAACCAAGAGCAATAACTACTTTCATTAAGTTGGTATAACTGAGTTGATTATAGATTTTTGATAGCTTTTACTATGGAGCCATTTCTATTAACTTTGGCTCCTTTCTTAGCTACCTGTCCAATATTAAACCTAGTGGGAGCACCAGTCTTAATTGCTCTTCCTGAAGAATCAAATGTAAACTGAGGGAACATATTTTGATAAACATTCATTGTCATAGACTCAAGTTTACTCTTAGCAATTTTATCTGAGATGGAGTTAAGAGCCGCTTGAGCTTGTGCTTTTGTATTAGATCTAGCCTGAGACTGTCTTTGGTATTGAGTATCTAGAATTGCTAGGTTCTTTAAAGTGGAATCATTTAATAGTGACCTGTTCCTGTTGTACGCACCCATAGCAAGTCCTTGGTTCTCTCTAAACTCTTGTGCTTTTGCAGCAGCATTGGCAGCATATTTCTTTGAAGATAGTTCAGATAGAGCTGCTGGATTATATCCCACTCTTCTTTGCAAAGCATTGAAGTCAGCCTGATTAGCATTTAATATATCCTGATAAGAAACTGTTTGAGGAGTTTCTAACAAAGGTTTGAATGTTTGTGCTTGTACAGGATCTAATTGATTTGACGCTAGTGCAAACATTTCAGAAGACAAATCAGGAGTCACTTTATATCCTCTCCTTGTATATGGTTCAAGAAGTGAGTATGCTACATCTAACACTCCTGGACCTTTCAAAGGAGGAGTGGAAGTTTGCATTGTAGGAGTTTTTGGAGAAATTGTCTTAGGTGGAACAATTGCAGGAGGTAGCTCACTGTTTAGTCTAGTGGGTTTTTCCAACATAGGCTTACGACCAATGTTCTCTAGTGCAGCCCTATACCTCTCTGTCCTAGGACCAAAGTATTGATCTACGTTACTTTCAAGATTAGATTTACCTAATCCTTTAGTTTTTCCAAGATTCGTAACATCGTATTCACTTAAGATTTGTGTTGCAACTTCTGGATACTTAGCATGGAATGCTCTTTGGAAATCAGCTACAGCTTTGTTAGCACCTTTACCTTTATATTTTTCTGCCTTAGTGTACATTTCTCTCAAATCATTATCTGTCACTTGAGAGATGTCTGTAACCTCAACTGCATTTCTTTTACCAGGAACACCTTTAGAAACTGTGGCTGGTGGCAAAGGAGCTTGATATCCTCTACCAGGACCAAATGTAGATTGTTCTACAGGATCTCCGTACAAACGAAGACCTCCTTGAGCAGTTTCCATCTTAGCACCAAATTTAGCCATCTTCGATCCTTTAAACTTACCTTTAAATAAATCTTCATTAAACTTGTCAACATCTTTATATCCATACTTTTCTGCTTCCTCATGTATAGATTGTTGAATGTTGGCAGCTGTAATTTTCTTATCAGCAATTCCTTTAAGTTTCATATTTGCACCAGCCATTAGAGCTTTTCCAGAATTTAACTTTAACAAGTCAAAAGGATTATCACCATTTATTTCATCTACAAGAGACACACCCTTGTCCATAATTTTGTTCTGTTTAACTTCTAGCTTGCTAAGATTTTGTCCGTATTTCTGGAATGTTAAACCTTTAGATATTTCTTCACCAAGCTCAGGAGCAAATGTTTTATCAATACGCATTCCTCCAAGAACTGTAGCAGATTTCTCAGGTTGTCCATCAGGTCCTATAGATCCTCCATCTTCTGTTTCAAATATAGGTTCTTTAGGTTGCACTTCAACTTTTGATCCTGCATAGTCCATTCCTACACCACCATCTTTGTGATAGTCACCAAATGCTTCATACGTCATACCATCACCAGGCATATATGGATTATAAGACACAGGCTCAATATCACCACCCCAAAGAGGTTTAAGGTTTCCTCCCATTTGCATATTAGGTCTTTCTGTAGACATAGCTCTTGCACTAGGAGGAGTGTAACTATAATCTTTTAGATGACCACCAGATCTCATGATATCTGATTGATTATCAGGACGTAACAAATCTTTTAGTTTGTGTTCACCAAATGTAGCAATCACTTGTGGCTGCCAATCATGACTTAAATACTTGAGTCCAACTTCTCCACCATCTTCCATAAATGAACTAAATCGACCTTGTTGTAATTGTTGAAAAGATGCATTTGCTGCATTAGCTTGTCCTTGAGCCAACATATCATCAATTTTCTTTTGTTGTGCTCCACCAATTACACCACCAAGTAAGGAACCAGCAGCACTACCAATAACACCACCAAGAGGTCCTCCTAATGCTGTTCCTGCTAATTGACCAAGTCCACCACCAATTTTACTAGCACCAGAGGCTTCACCTTTTCCTCCACCAATATAGCTACCAAGTCCACCACCAAGATCACCTGCACTATCTGCTCCAAAGGATGTCAAATCTTGTTTCCAATTAGCAAATATATTACCACCACCTACAAACTGTTTTATCCTACTACTTTCATCCAATGGTTCATATCCCATATCAGAATATATGTCTCCAGGATTGTACATGTTTTGAATCTCTGTTGGATTACCACCAATCTTTGTACCGTCTTCAGCAGTTGCTTGAAGCACATCATATCCTGTTCCATAAGAACGAGAAAGTTGATTTGGATCAAACATCATATCTTCAGGACGAAGATATCTATTTTTAATATCATCGCGCGTGCTAGCAGCTTGTAGTGCAACATCGCTCATAGCAGAAAACTGTTTAGCTTTCAACATGTTTTCTTTATCTTCTTTAGATTGCAGAATACCTTGTGAAATATCTAAAGCCGCATCAAAAATATTATCTTTAGTTAATTTATTTTCTTTAGGGGGTACTTTAGATACAAAAGGTTTGGGTGATTTTGGTGTAAGGGGTTTTCCATAATACCTATCCATTCCTGTAATATCATATACAGAAGAGCTCACTATATCTTCAGACCTACTGTCTGGTAAACCCATAGGTTGATATTGCTGATAGGCAGGAGCATTGAAGTTAAAAGGTTGCATGAAAGCAGGTGTTTGCAAATTTGCTTTCAAAGGCATTCCTGCATATTGATATTGTGGAACATCTACACCATCCTGAGCCTGTGGAGGATTAGCAAAATCAGTAAGCTGGATCAATTGCTTCTTAACCATAGCTGATCCCATTTTAGCTTTTTTAAATGCACCACCATGTTTAGCCATAAACTCAGCCTCTGTACCATACTTAGCGTACAACTCAGCTTCAGATTTAACACCAGCAATTTTTAAAATGTCTTTCTTCATAATATGTTATTGTACAGGTTTTTATTTATATTTCTCTAACCAACCACCGTTCTTTTTCTTTTTTGTTTCATAATATCCAGAAACATTTCCAGGACTTGATATTTTATTTTCCATAAAGTCTTTATTCAGATTTTTTATAAATTCTTCACCTTCTTTATCTGAGGCAAAGTATTGTGAGTTTCCTGAATAATCTACTCTGTAAGGAAGATTGGGAACAGTTTTATTCAGAGCAGTGGGCGTTTCCATTTTACTAATAGGCACAACAAGATCTTTTTTTGTTTCTCGTTGTGGTTTTGATTCTGGTTTTTTAGGTTCAGGCTTTTTATACTTAACAGGCTGTACAGGTTTTTTATAGATAGGATATCTAGTACTAATAGCTTTACCAAGGTCAGTATCTAAATACACTTTCAATTCTTTACCTGACTTAGTAGGATAATAATTAAAATATCTTGGATTCCCTTTTTCATCTCTATCAAAACCACCTCCTGGATTTTGTAAAATTCCATACTTAATTGCTCCTATTTTAGGATTTACATCCTTGTCAACATATCCATCTGTTGTCCACTCTTCTACATAAGAAGGATTAAATCCTTTAGAAGTAATAGTATTTATATAGTTACTTTTAGCGTCTTTAAATTTATTATATAAACTTAAGCTGTCTTGATATGATTTAATTCTTTTATCTTTTGGATTCTCTGTATATATAGTGGGAAGTTGACTTTCTTTTGCTATAGGTTTTTTGTATAAATATTGATTACCTTTTTCTGTATACATACCTATTCTAGGATCTTTAGGATTATCTAAATATATAGGTGGATACTTCTTTGTATATGCAACGCCTGGATTTGGAACTATCTTTCCACCTGGTTGCATTACAGGGTATTCTGTTACTGATTCTCCATCAAACTCATAGTCTTCTCCAGGATACATCATTTGTGTGTCTCCTGTATCAGAAATGCCAAGAAGGGGTTCATACACTCCTTGCATTGTTATTTCATTACTTCCTATTTCTACAGGTTCTCCCCAGTTATCAGGATTCCAATAACCCATGTCATCCTTCTTTATTTTAGATCCCTGCTTACTAATATTCCTAGGTTTCCAATCTAGTCCTTCTTGGTAGAATTTCATTTCCATTCCATTCTGTGCACTAGCCTTTGTCTTCTTTGCATAAGGACCATTGGAAGGAATACCTCCCGTACGTGCATACGTGAATCCTACAGCACCAGGCATAGATCCTCCCATCTGCATTGTGCCACCCCATGCACCATTGTAATTGAAGCCTTTGTCTGTCAATCCACCCATTGTTCCTTCTATACCATTTTGTGCTATAGATATGTCCTTATATTTATCAAGCCACTTTTTCATTACTTGTAGGAGATTTGAGCAGGGGTGTAAATGAATTGACTTACCAAATGTACGTCATCTTTGTCATCTAATATATGTCTCACCTTTAGATCTTTAGCTCTTAGAGGTTCTTTTTTGAAACTGCGTTTGGAGTAGTCCATATTCACTTGGTTAACCACTTTATCAATTGACATAGACTCACAAGTTGAGTTGAATAGTGTAACTGTCTTATCCTTAACCAATCCCCAGAATGTATTATATTGATAGAAGTTATCACTCTTTGTGAACGTAATTGTCTTACTATCAACGTTATACACAGGATACTTCATGTATTCTTTTAGGTTGTGCATTGGTTTGGGAACCAACTTAAGAACACCTGAAGACTGTTGATCGTTGTACAATACAGCTTTATTGAAATATTGATTGTCTGTTTGTACTTTCCTACTGTCATCAAATACACCATCCGTACTAGGGAAGTATCTGTATGCCTTAGTGTAGTCTTTTACATTCTGTAAAATCTCATCATGATATTGATATGCAAATGGATATTCAATCATGTACGGTCTAATACATCCGTAATATGTATTGTATATTACAGGATTCGTAAGATGTCTCCACAGAGATGCCGTATTCTTTTCTTGAAACTTAATAGCAGCTAATTCTGTTACACAAATTTCTGTAACTGGAATGTTCCATACTTTTGAACAACAATTTATCCCTGTAGAAGTTAAAACAACCACTTTTACAGAATCATTCACACTAAGAGCTAGTCCTTCAATCAACTTCTTCTTTGACACATCAGTAGCAAGTACATTTCCCATATCGTCTGATATGGAAAATGTAGTCACTCTACTGCCAGCCTTTTTCAACTTTATGACAATTGTCTTAGACATATTTATTCATTTACGGTATAGGACATGTTGTACATACATCAGCTAATGTTTCTACACCTTCAACATATGTTTGATTATCAAATGATCCTGGAGTAATTGATGTAATTTCTAGATTAGCTCCAGTTTCATTAGGATCAGCTACCAACGTTGTTGTTCCACATGTTTCTCCTGCTAAAATTGTAACAGTTCCAGATATTGTACTAGTATCAGAAGCTGTCCATGTAACACCAACTGTAAGAGTTGTAGCTACAGGAAAACTAGCATATGCATATATCAATACATTACCAGATGGATCAGCCTGTTGACTACCGCACGCATCAATTGTTACTGTTAAAGGAGCTGCTGTAGTTGTAGTGGTTGTAGTGCTACTTGTTGATGTAGTGCTTGTACTACTAGTTGTAGTTGTAGTGGTGGGAACCAAATAAAGATCTATGTAGTTTGTACATAAAACATTATCTGATTTCACCCTAACTATTGTAGCTCCATTAGGAATAAGTGTAGAAGTGTATCCAGCAACCAAAGAAGCTTTACTTACACCTGTTTCAAAAGGAACTGAATATCCGTCAATGTCTGAATAAAGATCAAAGGGTCCTGTATCAGCTCCTGCGGTTGTTAATGTTATTAATGCTGTTTGTGCCATATTCTTATTTATTAAGGAATTGCTGTAGTTGTTGTTGTGGTGGTGGTTATAGGTTGTATAGTTCCTGCAAGATTACATAGAGGAGCAGCAGTAGTAGTTGTTGTAGTTGTGCTTGTACTAGTTGTTGTGGTTGTGCTACTACTTGTTGTAGTGGTCGTAGTTATAACCGATATTGTACCAGCCAAATTACAATTAAGTGCAGATATGGTTCCTGCTAAGTCACAATTTGGAATACATGGAACTTCTTCAGCAGCAATTGCTTCAAGATCACAACTTCCATTAATTCCTGAATAGAAGAAATTATTCTCAGCAATATACCAATTAGGAATATAACTATGGAAGCTTATCCATGAATTAGTATTGAAGTTGAAAGAGAGAGTCCATGACCTATTACAGAAATACTCTGAATCTGAAAGATCTATAAATGTTTTTACAATTATTTCTCCATAAGTTTTATTAATATAAAACTGTTGAACAGAGGCATCATATTTTATATTAACATTCAGAGGAATATAATCCAACTTGGATATAATCACCCTGTCAAACTTGCTATCAAATACACCATGTAAACCAACACCATTGAAATGGTTGTCTATGTTTACGTTTGGATAATACCTAAGTATTTCAAATGCTAGGTGATCTGTAAAGAACCTATTAAGTCCTGAACCAAATCCTGACAAGTCTGTAGCACCGTTTCCTGTTATCAAGAACACTTGTCCTCTCTTGGCATCTATTGTAATTTGTCCTTGAGGTATCTTTAGAAGCATCTTGTTTTGGCTTCCTACATATCCCAAATCAGTTTCTGCAAAATCAATTGGAGGAGCACTGAACATATCAGGATTACCTACATATGCTGCCTGAGGATTACTTGTATTGATTGTAAGTAAGTTATTGTATAACAATGACTTATTTTCAAACCTTGCTAGTATACTTCTATTTTGTATACCATCCAATGATGTAAGATTTCCGTAATTCTGTGGAAAATCAAAATATGACAATGGGCGATAGATTAGCCAATTGTTAGTGTTGTTATCTGTAAACTTCTCTTGTTTATCTGAATATATTGCCCTGAATGGATAGTTTGTTAAACATTCATCAGCAGTCCAATTTATAGGCAGATGGGAGAAAAAGTTTTCTGTATTCTGCTTAGAGAATGTAGCATTGTAATAATATGTATTATCCTGAGCAATTGTTACAAAGCTTTCTTGCAACCATTCATCAGGAATACCTGTGCTCACGTGTGGATAGAATTCACCTTCTCTATTGTTAAATGCTTGCCTAAGGTCTACATTCACTGACGACTCGCAGTAGAATGTAGGAATACCATAGGCAAATAGATACATCTTTCCATCATAGAATGTTCTATCAGGATTGACAACTGGAGGTGTGTAGTTAGGAAGAGGAACAGGAAGCTGATTGTTTGGACAATCCAAACGACTAGCTTTTATAGAAACTATATTTTGAAACTGATAAGTGTCAGATGGTGTAACCACTTCCCAATCATACAGAATAGATCTTGCAGAATACCAATACTCTGGATAAGCAATATTACCTATCTCATCGTAGAATATATCTGAGTCATCAGGTGCCCCAACTCTATTGTCAATAAAGAATGGAAGTTTAGTTTTAAAAGAAAACTTATTGATGAATGTGTCTCCACCAAAAACTGTAACAATTGGTTCAGCTGTAGAATCTATATTTCTCTGAAACCCTGTATCAATCGTAGTGTAAGAATATATTTGTCCCCACTGGTTTGCAAATATGTTTTTTATAGATCCATAATACGAAACAGTGGATATAGCAAACTCTTCATTAGGTCTAGCACAATTACTTTGCAAACCACCATTTGGACTTGGTGCCTTAGAAACAACATATCTTGACAAGTCATCAATAGCACTTTGTCCAGAACCAAGTGATAAACTTTGTGTGTTGCTAGGAAAAGGAAGAGGAATTACATCTTTATCAGTCTTTAAATATATAGATGATTCTCTTTCATAATTGTTGATATTGTATAGATCTCCTACATTTTGTACTCCAGGGATGAGGTATTGAACAATATCTAGTTCTCTTTGCTTGATTCCAAGATCGTTAGCAATAGGAGCCCAATAATCATATTCTGCTATAGAATTATAAGAATATGTAAAGTTTCTTCTAGTGATACCGTTGATGTATATTGTCAAGTAAGATTGATACACAGCAAACATTGCAGAAGCATTGAATGTAGAAGTGATGTCACCTACAGCAGCACTTGATTGTAATGCATCTTCTTGAGCTTCTCTACTAAGAAGTTTATATAAGGCATGTTTTTTAACTTCTACAAAATGTGCAGTTCCTGCACCAAATATTGCATTCTCAAGCTTAAGTATATTTCCAAGAAAAGGACTTCCAAAAGATGTATCAGGAGAATTAAAAACTTGTCTATATCTAGATTCATCTGTTGTAAATGCGCTCAAGTTGTCTGGATAGCAATAGTTGTTGTATCTCCAACTTGTTTGAGTGATACTAAATATATTATCTCCAGCAATTTTTACAGGTACTGTTAAAGCTTTAACATTAATTACTACAGGAATAACTGAACTAACAGTGACGTTCTGTAAAGTGTTTGTTACAGGATCTGTGTAACTAAACACAGTAGAGCCTTGACTTGTAAGCTCGTATGTTGTATAAACGAATCTTTGTGCTGTATCATACAACAGTGTTGGAGATCCTACTATTGTACCTGAGTTAACTACAGGCAATGTTAAAGAACATACCACTTTATTAACACCGCTTAAGAAGCTGTCTGTTTTTTGAGTGTTTGTGTTACAATCTGTATAACTATAAGATCCATCAGATGTTGGAACTAACTCGTATATATTACACTCACTATTGTAAGAATTACTTTCCTCAAGTAAGAATGGATCTTCTCTAAGGTCATTATATGGATAGTTAGGGAAATAATACTCAGTTCCCTCTCTTTCGTATTTACCCACATTCCTAAGAATACCTTTTGCTACAATTGATTTATTTACATTACGGTTACCCCTAACAATCTTAAACCCAACAATATTATCTTTTTCTTCTTGTGTAAGATCCGATGTAAGAATTAAACTTTCTACTTGAGTAGAATCTAATCTAACACCTATAGGGAATATAGCTCTATCCTCAATTTTTAAATTAGTGTATTTACCACTAAGTTCAACTGTAGGCTGACCACTTTCAAATATAGGACTTACAAGAACATCTGGAAACTTATGATGTCTGATGGGTTTGTTCGCAAGAACTCCCCAAACATTTTCATTACATGGATAGACTTCTGTAGATTCCCAATATGCAAATTCACCATATTCATATGGTGTAGCATTTCCAATATCTTCACCTGTAGCTGGTCCAGTTACAGAAGCTGTGTTGTATATTTTCCAATAAGGAGCACTTGTACCACTTCCTATAAAGTCAGGATTGGTACTAGGAACATCTGGTTGTACTAATTCTGTAAAGCTAATGTCTCTACCAGGAATATGAAAACCATCTGTTTGTTTACCGTTCTTAAGAAGGAATACAATTTCAAATGCATACACTTCATCTCTAAGGTAACCTCTAAGATTGGTTGCATTTAACTCATCTGCATAATCTTCATTTGCAGGGAGTTTGTAAGTTTGCCACTTAAGACTTATCTGACTTGCAATCTTTTGATAATTCACTCTGTCTATGGATGTGAGATTGTCCCAAACAAGAACATCTTGAACAGCTGTCAAGTCTTGTGCAATGTCATAATATGGAAACTTCTCAAATATATCATCAACAGTGAGTCTAATCTGTGTTTGATTTTGACCAGTGTATGTTATTTGATTAGTGGAGTCATCAATAAAATAAGTTCCAACAAGCTCAACAGAAGTGATGGCGTTTACAGTTTTTATCACTGCAAGGTTGTAATACTGGAAGTAACCAGTCACGTCTATGTTTGAAATATCCAATATAATAGCCTTACCAACAGGATAGTTAAAGTCAGGTGTAATTATTTGAGGATTTGCAATTGGTGTAGGATTGGTTACAGAATAATATGATGTGTAAGCATTTCCATCAGCATCACAGTATTGTATTGCAAACTGATATGTACCAGCTGTCAAGTTTCCTGTATTGTTAACATCAACTACATCAAGTGCTGGGATGTTAAAGTTTGGTTGAATTTTTAACTTGTTACAATCAAGTTCTGGTATGGTTCTGTTGTCACAAACATCTGTGCCAGGTTCTATTTTATATGATTTGGTGACATCATCAATGTTGATATACCTACGAGAATTAAGTCCATCTGTCCAATAAATCTCTGTTGTACAATTTGTTATTTTATGTACAGACTTATGAATTGGATAGTTGATGTTGAAGTTTAGACAATTCCCACTAATGAATTTACGATATATGCAATCATTATTATCCATATAACCAATCTCAGAAGCTCCTGTATTAGGATTGGTTAGAAAGAATATATGCTTAGCTTGCTCATTTATAAAATGAGTTCCTATCAAATGGTATTCTTCAGGAAAGTTTAAACATAGTTCATTACCTGGCTCATTCTGATAGTTTACAGAATTTGAGTCATAGTTTTCCACAGCTGCATTCAAGGCATAGGTGAGTTGTCCCTTCTGAACTTGGTTCAAAGTTTGATCCATGTTCAGCCCTGTTCTTGCAACATTATTCTCTTGAATAATATTTGATTGTCTTTGATCAGCCATTGTTAATTATTACGTCTCCAACCATATCTGGATACTCTGTTCGGTAACTCGTACATGTTGAACCTATTCAGGTCATTCTTGATTCTCCTTTGTTTTGTCCAAGCATCCTGCTTCTTAATCTCAATATCTGCCATGATGAATGCCTCATCTGCGAGATTTTTATAATAACCTAACTTCTGTTGTATTTGATTAAACGTCTCATCGTTTATTTGATTAGACAGAGTTTCAAACACTTTATATTTGATGAATGCTTCAATATACTCTCTGATACGGAAGTTGTCTGGAATCATTTGGTTTCCACCTGCATCATATTCTGTAGAGTAGAATATCATATGCACTATTCCGTTTCTAAAGTTTGTTACAAACTTATTGTCTCTAATGTCAAATGAATCATAACCAGCAGATCCTGGAGTGAACTCACGTAGAGGAGGTGCCTGTTGATAGAATTCCCAGTTGTTATTATATTCTACACTACAGTTTTGTCTTGCAGATATATTACCTGGTTTTAACAAATATGACCTTTCGTAAGATCTGGCTATAGAGTTATTTGTTTTATAAACAGCTTGTATCAACTCAGGCATACACTCAGGACATCCTGTTGTACATTCGAGATTTGTGCAAGGCTGTCCTCCAGATATTACAGGACTCACTTGAATAGTTGTAACATCAGCAGCCTGAGAATAGAATGAATTGGCTGACTGGTAAGGATATTGAGGAATCTCTGTACACATCCAAGCTTCTCTTACAGCATAAAAGTTGTCTGGAAGTCTTGCTTGAAAATCATCAATATACAAAGGTTGTTCACTAATTACATATGTGGTTCTTCCAAGCTTTCTTAAACACTTGTCCAAATATGTAGGAAACATCAAATCATCTACAGCACCTGTGTCAAAATAAGACTTAAGTTCTTCTTTGACTGTAGAGTAGACAACTTCTGGTGAAGTGAAATTATATTTATAATAGTATGACATAGTTTATTTTTTCCATTCTCTGTAGATGTGCTGATACTTTTCATTAGTTTTTATATAATGAGACAGGAGTCTGGATGTGGTTCTTGATGGTTTAAAGTACCAAAGATCTGAATTCTTAAGTCTTACGTTTTCTCTAAACCAAACCCATCCGAAGAAGTATCCCTCAGTGTGATAGTTGAAGTTGTAAATCACCTTACCTTTCTCTTTGGTCTTTTGCCAATCAATGGGGAGATTTACAAACTCATCATTAAGTCCTTTTCTTTTCCTTCTTTTCTTTTTGTTGATTGAGAATTCACCAAACCCAAAAGGAAGTTTTGCTTTCTCGCCTGTCTCTAATATGTAATTTTTGAAAGACTCATTGAATGAATAGATGATATTTTTCCATTCATCAAATGATATTTTTATTGATGGGTTCTTTTTACAAAAACTAACGTAGTTATCTTTACTCGAACTTCTCCAATCTATCTTTACTCTCATTACTGGGTATTTGTTGAATTAGGTGCTTGCCCATCTACACCTTCTGAAGTTTGATCTGTTTTAAGTCTAAAATATGTAGTGAGGAGCTTTTGAGAAGTTAGTTCCAAAACTTGTTTTTCCAAATACCCAGGAAGAGCATAAGGTTTATCGAGAGGGTTTTTACACCATTCTGAATCAGTATATTCTATACCACCACATCCACACTCAGGAAACATAATCTCATTAGGAACATCTTGTTCAAACAAAGCTGAAATTCTAATAGCTTGAATAAGTGGATTACTGATGTACAAATAACCATTCATAATCCAGAAATAACTTTCTCTCTTTATGATGGGAAGTTTTATAAGATTTACATATCTGTTTATTGTAATCTCTTTAAACTTAGTTCCTCTTCCACTTAAAGCATTTATAGAATAAACACCTTGAATAATATATTGATAGTTACCTTCAGCTATGCGTGGAAGTTTGTATCTAGTTCTTGCAACAGTGCAAGGATCAACAAAATCACAACATTCGGAAATAGGAACTTCCACCATTTCCAAACAAGGAATGGTTGTAAACAAAGTGTCAGTAGCCCAAAGCTTTCTGAGATTTGTTTCTCTCTTGATTAACAAGAGTGCATTATTTTTGACTTCAGAAGCCACAGCTCTGTCAGTGATAAGGTTGTCTGTAGACAACAGCTTATGCATAGAACGTACGTCTGAAACTAATTTTCTTAATGTTGACATTATAAATACTGTTTGAATATATTTGTCATTCCTTGTTCAAAATCTATAAGGAATCCTGTAACTTCAGCTCTTGAGATTGTGTAACCATTTTTCTCATCCCAAGAACTCTTAGCATTAGAGAATGCAGGTATTTGATAAAACTTAATTCCACCAAAGTCAATACTTAGCTCGTGATGTTTATCTCCAGTGAATATATAGAAGTTCTTGTTGTTTGACCATTCTTCTCTAAATTCTATTGGGAATACACTAGCAAGCTTTGCAGGCTTCATAGCATCGCCATGATTAAACATCATTGCTGTTTCTCCATAACTTACATACTTTCTGTATCTAGGAGAACAGTCAAATGTAACTCTTAGATTACTTTTGAAGTATGCATTTAACCAATTAATCATATGCCATCCCACAAACTCATCATGATTTCCAGCTACATAGACAACTTGTACATCATCTACATTCTCAAGAAGCATCTTTATCATTTCTACCTCATGATTACAAATCCTCTCGAAAGAATCATGATAGGTGAGAAGGTTCTGTTGTGGAGTTCCTTTAGTTGTAGTTCCTGTAAATTCACTGTTGAATTCATCAGAACCTATAATGTAAATCACACTTTCCATGTAATTTGACAAGCTAGCTTGATTCACAATGATCTCCACTTTGTTTAGAATATTAGAGAACCTTTTGTTTATATCATTGTCCCCATCTACATCAAATTTATTTAGATGGGAGTCTTGTTTATTGATAATCAAACATGCTAAAGACTTATCAGGATTTTGTTCACGCAATTTAACTTCTGAACATTTAGGCTGATACTCTTTGAGAAACTCAACAAATGAGTCTTGGAACAGTTGCTCACTAGTTTTCTTAGCCATCCAGGCTTTAACCTGCCAATGAGGAGTTTTAGAATTTCCCCAATAGTTCTGGACGTATTTAGTTATTTCCCATTTAGATGTGTCAATCTTACTCTTTTCTATCAGTTCTTCCAAAGATTTAATCTCATCTGAAGTATTGAAAACCACTTCACCAATTCCTTTAGATACATCTTCTTGATATCTAATAATTGCATCTTCTAGCTCAGTCATGTAACTAGAAGCCTCAGCATCATCACTTATACTACTTGTACTATTTCTAAGTTCTTTTAACAGTTCATCCACCTCAGCTTCCGTAACTCCTAACTTATCAGCATAAAACTTCTTGCTCTTTTTCCAATTCAGCATGTTTTGAAGCTGATTTAAAAGGTGTTGGTTGCCGACCATAACTCAATAATTTGGTTAAAATTACAGTAAAGGTATAAATGTTTTTGAAATTCTCCAAATTTATTTAACTGAACAAGTTATCTATTGTAATCAAATTGATTATAAATAAAACCCCCACCCTAGAAAGGGCAGGGGAAACACCCTGTAAAACCAACAAAACAGGGTTTTTAATATTAACGAAACATTTTACTACATATCTATTTAAAGAGGAAGAGTGGTGGTTGTTGTTGTACTTGTATAATAATATGTGCAATTGTTTACTAAATTACAAAAGCTAACATTCAATGAAGGGTTTGTTAAAATAGTCTGAAGAATAGTCTGAACCAATGTGACAGGGTCAAGTTCATTATCAATCTTTTCTAAAACCACATTCAAGTTATCTCCTGTTGTTACACCTGTATTTGGTAAAGTTGGACCATTATAGCAAATAAGATTAGAATTTATTGGATATCCAGCAAACCAGCCATTGTTACACTTCTTTGGATAGACAGAGTTAACAACAACAGGATTACAAGGAGAACCTGGTACACAAGCCATTTATTGTAGATTTAATAGATTAAGGAATATACATTATGTAATAACAAGCAAGTGTTGGCTGAATATTAGAGTGACCAAGTCCACCTCCTGCAGAAGCAATAGTTATTCCTGTAGTGGATGAATTAGTAGTCAAAGTTGCTTGAACACCATCTCTACTAGATTCACCACCACCTCCTGGTTGAATTGATCCCTCGTACGTGTGTGTGTGACCAGGATCTGTAAGAGTGTGAGTGTGTGAAGGAATTTGCGTAACATCAAGAACTACACTGTTAGCTCCATATGCCGTATCTCCAAGTGCATAATTAGGATTAGTAGGAGTGGCAGGATTAACAGCAGCTGCTAAAACACCTCCAGGAACAAGTTGTATAGCTCCAACAGGAACCCTACCGCGTTTATCTGGTGTACCATTCTGACCATTACACAAATAAATCTTGTCCCAATCTCCAAGACCTGCACCTGTAATATCAAAATTAGAAAGAACTCCATAATATTCCACTACAGTGTAGGGAACCATTCTGTTATAATACTGTGTAGAACCACCTGTACTGTCAAGATAGGCTTGAATCAAAGTGTCTAGATCGGAAAGCTTTACATAGTTAACATCAACATCAAGAGCAAGTGCTGCTAACGCTACATCCAAAGCACACAGTTTTGTAATCACTGCTTGAAGAATAGCATGTGTTCCAGATGTAGAAGTTACACCAGTTAGACATCCTATTGAATAGCTAGCTTCGATTACATCAACTCTTCCATCAAGAACTGTAACTTGAGTTTGTAAATCACAAGCAGCTTTAATTAGAGCTGTCAGATAGGCATTTAGTGTAAGTTCTCCACAATCAGGAAGATATTTACTTACCACTTCACATATAATTGTTTGATTGATGATAGGTTTAACACCTTCACCGTTAATCGTTGATGTGAGAAATTCTATCAAAGTGGCTTCAATAAAAGACAAAGAGTCACCATTCTGAATACCCAGAAGAGGAACATCAATGCCTGTATATCTAACACATCTATCTGAAACAATTTCAGCACACCCGTTATAGCAATTTGAACAAGCCATTTTAGGTTATTATTTTTTAATTAAAAGTTTAACTTTACTAGCTATCTGCTCCACAGAAAAGTTTGATGCATAATCCAAATTACAAAACTTGAACGTTAATATTCTTTTGTAATTTAAGAGGTCACCTATTACAATTCCAGGCACAGGATAGTTGAGTTGGAAAACAATGTTATTATATTCATTGTTTGCCAATTCTGTCAACTTACAATCTATTTCTCCTAAGAGAAACGTTATAGTTGAACAATCAACGCAATTTGTAAGCCTTGGTGATAACATTTTTTATTCTTTGAGTTACTTGAGTCAATGCATGATTACAAGCTGAACATAGACCGTTGATTAGTTGACAACCGCATCCAAATTTCATTCCGCAGTTTCTACAATTTGCCATATTAATGAAAATTATTTATGTAATTGTTTCCGTAACAATTACAATTGTTCTTAATAAAATTGGTTAACATCTTGTTTGCCTGATTGTACAACTTGTTTGATGTAACCACAGCACAGTTATTAGCAGCAGCAATAGATCCCTGAATAAAATAATATATACTATTCAAGTCAACTTTTGCTTGTGTTTTTATAGCCATGTCACATTCCATCATATCAAGCCTCATGAATGCATCATCAAATTTTTCTTGGAGATGGTCAACACGAATTATTGTCTTTTGTACAAAGTTTAGATATGCAGGAGCTACGGAATATTTTATGTAATATATTCCATCAGGAAGAGGGAGCAAAGGATCCCCAACAGCTGTTAATCCTAATGAAGCAGAATTATAGATATTGAAGTCATTGATGTTAAACGGAAGACTTACAAGACCAAACCCAGGAACTTCAATTTCTATTGTAGGAGCTGATACAGGAGGGGACACTGGATAAGTGGACGCATCAGCAATACCTAATGTTTGTATATTGTATGTAGGGATTACTAATATGTCTAATTTAAGATCCGCCATGTTTTTTAAATAAATAAGCCAGAGGATTTGAGATTGAATCCTCTCACCCTCTGGCTTAGGTTATATGATATTGTTTCTTACTACCCTATTAAGGAATCAAAGTGCTAGTAGTAGAAGTTGTAGGCCATACAGTGGTGGTAGTAGATGTAGTGCTTACACAAGCATTATCATCAGCTACAGAACCAAGACCTGCTACAAGAACCGCTTGAATAGCAGCAGTGAGTGCCTGAGGAACAGCAATGATCACCATTGCATCTTCCTTAATGTAATCACCCCAAGAATAGGCAGACTTGTCATACTCGTTAAACTTGATGTAGAAGGTATCGTAGGTAGTACCGTCAGTTACCCAAGACTCAAAGTTTTCGTTATAACCAGCCATCCTATAGAGATGCTTCAGGTAACCAGCTTGATAGCTGTAGAAGTTTTTCTCCAATTGCTTAATCTCATCAGAAGTACCTGAAGGGTAAGAAGCACGTTGAGTAACTTCAGCATTAGCTACAATGTTACAAGCATCTGCTACAATAAAGTCAGCAGTTGTAGCTGGTCCACTGTATACAAATGTACGGAAATACATTCTGTCATACTCCCAAGGGAATGCAGCAACATCACAAGGCTGACCATACTTGGTAAGAGGCTTACCAGAAATACGGAGGATAGCATTCTGATCGTTACCAATCCTTTGGAATTGATAGAAATCATTGAAGTTGATGTTGTCTGGGTTGTTACCAGGAGCTTGCAAAGTCAATTGAAAGATAAACTGATCAATCAATGCAGGAACATCAACGTTCTCACAAGGATCACCACCACAGTCACAGCAAGGAGCTTGAACAGTCACTGAGCGAGTGAACCCATTGAAATACAGAGTATCCAGATAAGAAGAATGGGCACGGAGTGTAAGGGTAACAATGTCACCACACTTTACGTTCCAACCATCAACATCAGTAACTTGAGTAGCAGGTGTTGGACAACCAGTCACTTTATACCACTCGGTTACATTGGATTTACAAGTTCCTTCAACGCAACCTGCAATTTTGTCAGAGCGTTTTGAACCTTGAAGATAAGTGTTTGTTCTACCTTGAGCGAGATAAAAGTATGGTTTAGCAGCGATGTTAGCAGCAGTTGCTACACTATAATCACTTCTAAAGATACCAAACTGTCCTGCGGACAGGCCTTGCGTAGAACCAGAGCTAGGTAGAGAGTTTCCTACTGGAACTACGAAGAGCGTAGTTAATGAGAAATCAGCCATTTTGTGCTTATTTTAATTATTAAAAAACTTATTCATTTGTCTGTATCCTATATATACTATTCTGGACAGCAGACTGATTTTCGGTGTACATTGCAAGATTTTGAACTGTAAGATCTAGAAGTTCATCTTCTAGGTAAAGTTCTAGTTCACAATCTTGATCGAATGATGGTTCACCATCAAGCATTATGTATCCCTCTTTATTGATGTACTGAGGATACCTCATGTACGATATGTAAATTTTTGTGGGGGTAAATTCACCATCTGTAAAGATTGATATCTCATCAGATGATATAAAGTTAAAAGTTTCTTGGTATTCAAAAGAAGGTTTGTAATGATCGTTGTTCAAAAGAAGTGACAAGTCACCATGTTTTGCAAGATCTTTGTTTATCCAAATCTTTCTATCTTTACATCTACCTTTGTCAGCCAATACATAACTATCAATATAGAACATGTATTTAGGATCTAACTCATGCAAATATGCAAACCACTGATTTAGTTGTATATTTTTTAAAGTTAACGTCAGTGGTTGGTGAGCATAGTTCACCACCAAACTTTGAAGATCTTCATACCTTTTCTTAAAGGAATCAAGTCCTAAACCAGATACCGTACTGAAACCATCAACTTTTTGTTTTATCAATTTGATTTGAGCTTCATTCAAAGCTAAAATCTTATCTTCTAATGCTATCTGTTGATGTTCGTTAGTTGATAGTTTATTTAGTTTCTGATCTATTTTATACAATAAACTATCTACAGGTATCATACAGAAGCTAGTTTTTTACTTTTAAGTTTTTGTTCAAGGGTAAGCAGTTCATCCTGATTATCATCATCAGCAAGGAACTTTACCAAATCTTCTTCATCCTTTGCCACTTCAAACTCACCTTCGTAAATTTTTCCATTAGGCTTAAGCCTGTATACAGAATGCGTCAGAGCTTGCTTTACCAAATCTTTAATATGGAGTAAGTTTTCTTTCATGTCAGCAAACCTGTTGAAAATCTCAACTGGATTCAATCCTTGATATTTTCCGTTTTTGAATTCTGTTTGTTTAAGAACGTTATCAACTTGATTGTATACAGAATCTTCTCTAGAATCATCTGTAACAGGAAGACCTAACAACCTTGCAACTTTTCTCTTCTTCTCAGGAGTCATTGAATCAAACTTCACAATAGCCTTATTGATGAGCTGTTTCTTTTTGAACACTACAGCATTTTCAATATCTTCATCAGCTACATAGAACTGAGTGTCAGCAGGAAATTCACCACGCTCCCAAGCTTGATAGCTAGAAGCAATTGTTGGATGAACTCTAAGCCATGCAAATGCAAGTTCTTGAAGAGGAACAGAGATATCAAAATAATTATCTCCATCTATCAATTTTACAGGCTGTACATGCAATGTATCATCTGTAGATGTAGAGAGTCCATAATTCCAGAACTTAGAACGTGGTCCAAGATCAATTCCTCCAAGAGCATTTTGAAGCTTTTCACAAAGTTCTGTAACTCGTTCAACCTCAATTTCTCTTTCTGTAGGATCTGAAATTCTACGGATGTAAGATGCTTCAGGATTAAGTCCTGTCCTATACTGACCATCAAGTTCCTTGTATGGATACTTGAACACGCCTGTACCAGGTATTCTTGTAAGTCCTCTTTGTGCTAGACCACTTTGCATTGTTTGCAATTGTGTGCTATTGTAATCTCTTTTGATTGTGGAAATTTTTCCTGTCTTACCCATTTTATGTAGTTTTGATTTGGTTTATAAAAAGTTGACTTTTCTATTTACACTTACCCATATGTAGTTTAAGTTGCAGAGTGCTTCCACTGAAGGAGTAGCGAATGGGAGACACCCCAATCCAACACTCTGTAGTTTGAGAAGAGCACCCCCACAGGGAACGTGGGGGGCAATCTCTTCTCGGTATAGGGTCTAGGAATACTATTCCTAGAGTGGATCCTTAGAATTGTGGGATCTCTTCAATCAAAACTGTACGAGACAAGTCTTCAATGAATACATCACAACGGTCTTTCATCCAGATCTCATAACCAGGGAACTTGTTAGCTGAGCTCATACCCTGAGACTTAGCAAAACCAAGGTGGTGACGAGTTCCGTCAATATAACCCCAAGTCATAGAAGGAGCACCTTTCATCCTTACTTCACGGATGTTGTTCACCATTGAACCATCGCTCATTGGAGATACGTCAAACACCATAAATACAGGAGTAGATTTCTTGTTCTGACCAAATTCAAGGTTAGATTGTGGAAGATCCAATTCTTTCAAGTGAATCAGTTCAACACGACCAGTCTCACGAGTAACCATTGCATCAAATGCAAAGTTGTAAGTGATGTGCTGTCCTTCTCCTTGCATATAACGATTACCGCTATCTGCCATGAAAGTCAAGCCAGAATTCAAAGCATCTGTCTTAAGAGCTTGCTGGAATACATCGAAACCAGCTTCGTTTGTATACATTTTAACACGACGGTCTTTTACATCAACCCTACGATAGAACAGATCTCCGAAAACTGAACGGATAAGGTTAGCAGAAAATTCACCACGGTTATATTGAACCAAGTTACCATTGTTACGCATCCTGTGATAAACACCAGCAGAAGTACGCTTCAATTCTTGCTTAGAACCATTTGTTTTAACAGTACCAGGCTTAGCCCAAATCATACGCTTAACTTTCAACTCAAGCATAGACTTACGCATCCAGAACTCAATGAATGGTTCCCATTTAACATCATTCCTAGTCAAAGGAAGTTGGTTCCTACGCTGTGGAGCGTAAACCAAAATGTCCAAAGGTTTGCCAGAAGCATCACGCATCATTTTGTCATCAGCCCACTCAGTGATTTTGTGCTCAAAACCATATGCAGAACCAAGAGATTCGAACATAGTGATTTGCTCACCCAAACGAGGAAGACCCAAAAGATCTTGATCAAATTCACCGATAGCAGCATCAACAAGCTCAAGTTCAATTCCGTATTGCAGGAAAGTTGGGCTTACGAAGTCTACAGTTGGGTTATCAGTGATGAGAGTGAAGTAATAAAGGTAGCCCATGTTCCAAGGAACTGGATCCTTAATAACGTAGAAACGAGGACCATACTGACGAGAACCTACAGAAATAATAGCATTCTTAGAGAACTCATTAGTATCAAGAACAAGAGAGAACTCTTGACCATCAATACCAGGCTTAAGCAATTCTGCTGTAGAGCTTGGGATGTCGATGATTTTAGGGAACTTGTAAGGAACCGCAACCTGCCACTTCCATGCATCGCTGTTATTGTCGATGTAAAAAGGAGTAGACTTGTTGATCATGTCCAAAAAGTCATTGCTGTAAAGAGAGCTCTGTGTGTAGAGGCTGATGATTTTCTTGTCGTAATCAGCAGGCTCAGTTGAGTGGAAGCTCTCCAGGTGGTTAGCATCAGTGAGCTTACCTACGGCACGTTTGTCCATAGAAGCAACACGAGCATACGTGAAACCAGTTAACCCTGGGATTGTTTGAATTGCCATTTTGTGTTATCTTTTTAAGTTAATATAGAAAAAAAAGTTAAATAAACCACGAGTTTGGCTTACTAGGTTTACTTGATTTCACTGAAGCTTTACTAGCTTGTCTAGCAACTTCACCAAACAATTCATTTGACTTTTTGGTGATGCCAGTCTTTTGAATCGTAGAAAGTGTAGGATCTTTTTCAATGATCTTTAGAAGAAGGGCAACCTTCACTTTCATTTCATGATTCTCTGGACGCTTCAGATCTAGGATGGTACGATCAAAGTCTGTGAGCTTTTCACCAGAGCTTGTTTTGTACTTATCAACTAGAAGGAAATCTTGTAGTTCACCAGCAAGTTTGGGATTGATGGGAATCCCGTCAAATTCTTTTGCTTTGAGTTTCTCTTGCAAAACAGTTTGAACGTTATTTACATATTGCTGTTTATAAGCAGCTTGTTGTTGTAATTGTACTTCTTGTTCCTGTTCCATTTTAGCCAGCTTAGCTGACTCTTTTTTTACTAGCACCTTGTGGTGTTTTGCTGCAACAGTTTCAAGATCACCGTAGTTTTTCAGACGCTCCACTTCTGTAGTGATGTCTTCAGGATCAAAGCCTTGATCTTCAAGAGCTTGTTTTATAACTGCCACTTGATTATTCTCTTGTGACAGATCCATTTCTGAAAAATTCTGTATTTGATTATATGTACCGAAATATTCTTTGGGGTCAACACCCTTTACAAAGATGGCATCAAAGGCTTGTTGGTAATCTTCACCAAACTGTCCAATGAAATTGTTAACCACCTCAATTGCACCTTTTTTCTTTTCTGAGTTAAATCTTTCAAGGAATTCTTCAGCTGTAGAGATTGTTACATCTTCTTCTTCGTCATCCTTGGAGAATACGCCCAGTTTGAAAAGGTCTCTAGATAGAGCTGTGAATTGGGAAACCTCTTCTTCAGCTTCTTCACCATCTTTAGTTTCTTCAGCAGCAACTTCTTTCTTAACAGGAGCAGAAGGTGTTTCGTTATTATCATCATCTTCTTCTGTATCTTCTCCGTACAGAAAACTTTGAATGTCAACAGTTTCTTCCTTCTTTTCTTCTTCTTTAGGTGCAGCAGCAGTTTTTGCTGAAGCCTTCTTTTCAGGAGCAGGAGCTGGTTCGTTGATATCTTTGATATCATCAGGGTTTCCTGTAGCGGTTTCTGGTCCCATCAAATCATTTAATAGATCTGTGTTGCCCATTCCCATTTCCATGGTGTCCTGAATACTGAAGTTCCCAAATTGGGGATTATCTAGATTTTCGGCCATATGTAGTTCTATTTAATTGGTTTTCAATACAAAAGTATAGTAGTTTAATTTATTAGCAAAGAGAACGAACACTATATACCCCAATTTTGAAGATAATATAGCATTAATATTTTTTACTCTAATCAAGTTTGTTTATGATGGAGTCATTAATTATCCTAAAACTTCTGATTGGAGCAATGTCTGTAAGTGTCACTTGTTGTATATCAACTCCCCACTTCTTTGCTTCAACCCTCACTTTTTTAGTAAGAACATTATCTATGTCTGGAGCTAAACATTCTTCTAAGGATGTAGTGATTATGATGTTTTTTATAATGGACTGCGTAATGTCAGACAAGGCATCCTGTGCATCATAGACTTCCAAAAGGAATATCTTAACGTCTGATATCTTATATTTAATAACTCCTTTCACCACAATGTTCTGTTTATCCTGTGTGTACAAGGACTGTGGAGCAAGACTGAGTGTAGTTACTACCACATGCTGTGATATAACGTCATCAAATATTGGAAGTTTCACGTGGAACCCTGGACCTAGCACTTTTCTAAACTTACCATTTCTAAGAAGAACTGCTTCTTCATAGCTTGGTATAATGATTGCTGGTGACACATAGTGCCACCAGTCTAGTAATAAGTCTATAAGTCTATCAAACATTATTTAGATTTTTTAGCTCGTCCTTTAGCATTTTCTTTAGCAACAGCTAAGTCGTTTGCTTGATTCTCTCTAGCAATCTGTAACTTCTCTCTTTCAAGCTGAAGTTTCTCAGCAGCAAGCCTGTTTTTATTTTGAATGTCAGACATCTTGAGTTGATAGTCTTTTGCAGCTTTGGCTTCCTCGCTTGCAAACCTACTCATCTCAAGAACATCTGGAACTGCATTCTGATTAATATCTTCACTCTCCACTTTACCAAATCCTGTAGCTTGGATGATGGCAATCTCTTTCTTACTAATCCTGTCAAGTTCTTTTTGATAGTTATCATTAGCAATCTTCTGCTCATTTTGAAGTTGAGCTTGTTCCAATTGGGCTTCAGCAATTTGTTGCTGTTGTTCCATTTGTTGCTGCTGTTGCTGCATTTGTTGATCCTGAAGCTGTTCCTGCCTTTCTTTTAATGTCTTAAACACTTTCTTCATTCCTCTTATTGAGTTCGTAGAATAGAGCTCTATTACATCGTGGAGTGATCCTCCGTTCTGTAGAACAGCTTGAGACAAGCCTCTAATTTCTCTAAACATCTCTCTATCCTCAGGACGATTTGTAGCAAACACTTTGAGGTCACGGAATCTAAGATCTGTACCGTTCACCTGAACAAATGCAGACTCTCCTTCAGATGTAATATATGAAAGAGTGGATTGTGGCTTTTTACTTTCTACATACAAAGAAGCATCAATAACTGCTTGATACAATTGTCCAAGTACATACTCATGAGCTACAAAAAGAGGTTCTGTTTGAGAATAACTCTGTTGGATTGCAGCATTTGTACCTGTAGCAGATTCACTGGCTGATATAGATCCCATCCTTTGTCTAGACATACCAATAAGTTCCCAACACTCATTCTTCAATTGCATAGCAAGTTGATAACGAGATTGAATCTCCTGCGTACGTGTAAGGTCAATATCTCTAAACTGATTGAAGCTAGATGGACTTTTGAGGTTCTCAGGGGAGTCATCTATGAACACAACTCCTCTGTTCCTAGCTTCCATTTCCCAAATATCAAGAGCATCTTGTGCATCTCCATCTTTGGGAACTGGTACGTGCCTGATAGATGTCAAATAAACCTTACCCACTTCTTTCTCAAGGAGCTTATAAAGCTGATTCATACATACATTATACAACACCTGGAAAGGCTTCATCAGATCAACCAGACTCTTAGCCTCAGTGTTCTTCACTTCATAAGTAATACCTATAATTGGGCAATAGTTCAAAAGATTGAATGGTTTGATGTGATAGATGTCTGGTCCAATCTTTGTACCCTGATACCATTGGTTAATCCATCCCCATTCCAAAGATTGTTCTGTAGGAATAGTTCCTGATTTGTAGTTTTCATCAACAAGGGTAGATTGTTCATTCCCCATCTCATCTACATAAATCAGCTTTCCAATTTTTCTTTTACTAAGCCAATAGGTTCTAACCACCACATACTTGTAACCAAAAGAGGACACATTAGATGTAAGTCCTAAGAAATCTTTAAGACCATCGTTGTTCTCCTTCATTTCACTCTCGATAATCATACGGGTTTGAAGGACCAGTGGATCAAATGTATCGTAAGTAACTGAGTCAATACCAGGACTGACATTCGGATTACCTAGATTAGATTCACGGACATTAATCAGTCCATAGTCTTGGAGAGAACTTCTCAAATGGTCAATTTCATCTTTGGTTAGGTCAGGAATACTCTCAATAATTTCTGAAAGTTCCATAACCTGCACTGTACCAGCAGCATAAGCACCTTGTGCTCTACCTGTAGGATCAGATATATATTTCCTATCTGGTGTTGTTAAAAACCAGGTGTTCTTTGGATTAGCCACTTCAATGTTATACCCAACCTTTGAGTTATCCTCGTAGATGTGATAGTATTCACGAGCAGAAATAAGCATGTCTCTAAATGCATCTTCTGATTTCTCTTTCAGATTGAAGTCTGCTTTCTGACAGGTGAGAACATGGTTTGCCCACTTTTCAGCTACAGAAGTGTAACTGTCAAGCTCATCCTTCACCTCATCGAAAGTCATTTGTTGAACTTGTTCGTCATCAACTTCTTCTCCAGACATGGCAACCTTTTCCATAATCTTCTGTCTTGCCTGAGCCATTACATAATCTTGGAGAATCTGTGTTTTAAACTCAAGCTCTTCAGATTGACTATCGTCATCAAATGCTTTAATTCTAAATGCATCAGGACGCTTAGATATCTCACCAACAAGTTCGTTAATTGGTGTAGTGATGATTGAATAATGTTTTACATAAGCAGGAAGATTCAAATCAGCCGTAAGCATATCTGTAAAACTTTTTACTTGTGGCTCCTGATAGAAGTCTTCCATTCTAAGGATGCCCTTGACAAGATCGTAGTTTTTAACAAATGTATCCCTATTTTTTACATACTCAGCATATGCCTTGTTAGCAAAATAATCCATTGTGTTCTTAATCCAACTCTCGTCTCTCTTCTCTTTTTCAGTTTTGAACTGATCGGGAAATATGTTCAGATAGGCATACCTAATCGTAGCATCTTTCGTATATCTTATAATTGCCATTATGTAAAGAGTTTATTTCTTTTTTGTGTATTAAATAGTCCTCTAGATTCAGAGAACAGTGTATTTTTTGACTTGTTAGCAAACATTGCCCTCACCCTATCATCTCCTGAACCACCAACTCTGCCCATTATAGGATCCATTTTATATGCCTGAGCAATAGCTAGTTCTGCTGCTACAATACGGTCAAAGTTACCCTGATCATTATATTGTATCACCTCTTCCAAAAGAACAGGATCAAATATCTTACTCACCCCCATTATTTGTTTAGTTATGTTACCAGCATCATCTTTCTCTGTTAACACAGTTTCTTCCAAATACTTCTTTAAACAGTTATGAAGATAGTCAATTATCTTTTGAGAACTTCTATGGATACCATACTCACGTTTCACCGTAGTGTTAGGTACAATTTCCATCAACCACTGAGGTTGTTTCTCTAGATAGTGAGCATCTCCTTTTGCTTTCATATACTCAATAAATGATATATCATCATTCTCACAGAGCGTTCTAGCATTGTAATATTTAATAAGAAGCCTAGCCTGTTCTTCCCACGTTTCCTTCTTATCAGGTCTAGCCACATACGAAGCTACGAACATATCCTGATATTTCTCACCTGTAATATCATGCATACGTTTATAAACATAAACTGCTCCCAAAGAGGAGCTATATGCTGATTGTCCCTGTCTATATGGATCCACTCCTGCTACATACAACCCATAAGGAGGATTTGCTACAGGAAATTCATATATCACTACGGGAGCATCTTTCAAGTCACTATTCTTCAGAGGAAAGTTACTGATTGCTTGCTTATCTGTAAAACTGTGTCCAATCTTATCCTCGTCATTGAATAAAATAACAGGAGTGCCCGTACGCTCAGCTTGAAGAAGCCTAGTCTTTTGCCTCTTGGCAGCTTCAATATCAAATATATTAGTATCCTCGTTAAGGAATATATCATCCACTTCCAATGGATAGTACATCTTTTCTTTCAGATATGCTATCCTGTCTCCAGCCTTCTTTAGTCTATCTAAGTTGTTGGTTGTTATTTCTTTTGCTTTCTCCTCGTTACTAACCAACATAGATATCTTGTGTAAATCGCTATTAGCTGGTTGGTCAAGGAACGCACCAAGTGTCGTAGACTCTTTGGCTTCCATTCTATATTTATACGAAATGAACAGCCCGTGCACTCGTTTGTCATCTTTCTCATTATTGTAAGTGAGGAAATTAAAATTATCTACGTCGAACATAAGACTCTTGGCATCCATGAATTTCTTCATATCACCACCAGTACCTGTAAGAATGGGAGAACAACCCCATCCAAATGGTGTGGTGAAACCAGGGACAGCTGCCTGAAAGCCTCGTAGAAAATTTCCTTTACCAATCT